GAGAAGCGCATGGGTAAACTTCGAGGGAATGTAAAAGGTAAGTTGATCATTAAGGAATATCCAACTGCTTCAGCTAATCCTGCTCATTTCCGTGCTCTAATTAACGATCTTTCGCTCAAGAAAAACTTTCGCCCCGATATTATATTCATTGACTATCTAAATATATGTGCTTCGGCTCGAATCAAGGCAGGTGCGAATGTTAATTCCTACACATATATCAAAGCAATTGCGGAAGAACTTCGTGGCTTGGCGGTGGAGAATAATCTACCGATTGTGTCGGCTACTCAGACGACTCGATCTGGCTTTAGCAACTCAGACCCTGGATTGGAAGATACTTCTGAATCGTTCGGTCTACCTGCCACTGCTGACTTTATGTTTGCTCTTGTTAGCACTGAAGAGTTGCAGCAACTCAATCAGTTACTCGTCAAGCAACTTAAAAATCGTTATAACGATCCCAACCTTCATAAACGATTTACGATTGGAGTCGATAGAGCGAAGATGAAATTGTATGACCTTGAACAAAAGGCTCAAGACGCAGTAATGAAGGAAGCCGAGTCGAAGCCCGTCTTTGATCGCGGAAAGAGTTCGGATAAGTTTAAGAATCTCAAAGTGTAATGAAACTTGAGAAGATAGAAAAGAAACTTGCTGCCCTAATACCAACTTGGGTGGGCGAGAAACACATTCCTTCTATCATTCGTCAACTGAACAAAACTTTTTACAAATCGATCATCTACTTTGAATCGCAAAGATATGATGACGATTATTACAAAGAGCATTCCGTAATCGTATCTGGACAATATTGCCCAAGAATAATGTCAGCAATCCCAGAGAATATTCTCATTACATTGTCGTTTCCGAGAGAAAATAAGAAGGCGAAGATTTCGGTGATGGGAGCAGAAAATCTGGCTCTTAAGATAGCCCGAGCGATTCACCATGAATATCGCCATAAGCATCAGCAAAAGGGTCGCGGATATAAGTTTACCAAACAATACAGCCCTAAATCGAAGCAAAACAGATTTAAGGCGATGTATTATGGAAATCCTGATGAGATAGACGCTCATGCTCATGAAACACAGGCTGAGGTTCGGTATGGCAGACTGAATATAAATAAACTACGGAAGGCTCATAAAATAGGCTGGAGGGAATCTGAAGCCTTGTTTATGTATCGGCTACACTTCCGCAAGCATGATCCTAAAGTTTGGAAACGATTCCTTAAGAAGGTTTATAAATCGAATGAAGAATTTCAAGCAATACCTAAAAGAGCAAGAAACGCAAAGTAGCATCCAAGACTTTATGGGTTACTGCAAGGACAGCTTGGGTATCGCTCAACTTCCTAAATTAATTATTATCGACGATAAGAGTATGGCTCGCGAAAATACAAGTTTCGGTGGATACTCTCCTTCTGATAGAGCAATACATTTAAATATCGGTGGTCGTCATCTTGCTGATGTTCTCCGTACACTTGCTCATGAACTTGTACATCACAGACAGAATGAAGATGGCATACTACATAACTATGCTGGCGAAACTGGCAGTGAGTTCGAGAACGAGGCAAACAGTAAGGCTGGCATCATTATGAGAAATTATGGTAAATCAAATCCTGCAATCTATGAGGAAGTGCAGTATTAATTGAGGCTTTATGACAACATTTGTGACTGGTGGTTTGGGATTTATCGGTTCTAATTTTGTAATCTCTCACCTCAAAAAATATCCTGGCGATGAAGTTATCGTAATTGATAACCATTCATATTCCGCAAACGGATCAAATCTTAATGGTCATTGGGAAGATTGGCGCATGAACGTCAAATCCATTGACATTCGCAATCTTCAATCTCTAGATTATTTGTATCATGACTATGAACCAGACATAACGTTCCATTTTGCTGCTGAGTCTCACGTTGATAATTCTATTAGGGGTGACGATGACTTTGTCAGCACTAATGTTGTTGGCACTCACAACATTTTAAAGTGTATTAAAAAATATGGTGGTAAGTTAGTCCATATTTCAACCGACGAAGTGTTTGGTTCTCTTTCATCAGATGATGCACCATTCAACGAAAACACTCCATACAATCCTCGCAATCCATACTCGGCTACGAAAGCAGCAAGCGATCATTTAGTTCGCTCGTATGTTAACACTCATGGTATTGAAGCAGTTGTTACAAATTGTTCGAATAATTATGGTCCTCGTCAACATGCTGAGAAATTTATCCCAACAATTATTCATCACATTAAAAACAATACACCAGTCCCTGTATATGGCACAGGTCAAAATGTGCGCGACTGGTTGTTTGTAGAGGATCACTGCGACGCTTTATTGACGATCGGGCAGAACTTTAAGGCTGGCGAACGTTATAATATTGGCGGTGGTCATGAGATGAGCAATTTAGAAATGGTTTCTCTTATTCTTGACTTAATGGGAAAACCAGTTCACATGTATCAGAACTGGATTAATTTTGTTAATGATCGTAAAGGTCATGACTTCAGATACGCCATGGATTCATCTAAACTTGAAAGAGAACTTGGATGGAAGGCGAAAACAAAAATCGTAGATGGTATTCGTAAAACATTGGAGTGGTATAATGCGTAAAGGAATTATTCTATCAGGAGGATTAGGCACACGTCTATATCCATGCACAAAAGTTATATCTAAACAACTTCTCCCTGTTTACGATAAACCACTCGTTTACTATCCTATCTCCACATTGATGATGGCAGGAATTAGGGACATTATGATTATCACATCACCTGCTGATCGCGCGCCGTTTGAAAATTTAATTGGCGATGGATCGCAGTGGGGATTAAATATCTCTTACTCCACTCAGTTAGAACCAAAAGGAATCGCTGAATGTTTCCGTATCGCAGAGAAATGGATCGGCGAGGATGCGGTTACTCTTATTCTTGGCGACAATATTTTCTACGGTAATGAATTGATCAATCGTTTCAATCGCGCATCAAATAATCACAAAGGTTGTACACTGTTTGCTTATCACGTTGCTGATCCTGAAAGATTCGGTGTTATCGAGCAAGATTCGAAAGGTAATCCTATACAGATTATTGAAAAGCCAAAAGTTGCTCCTAGCAATTATGCCGTCACTGGGCTTTACTTCTATGACAATAAAGTTGTAGATTATGCATGGCAGATTCAACCATCAGCTCGTGGCGAGTTAGAGATTACAGATATTAATAATCTTTACATGCAGAATCACGACTGTACAATTGAATATCTAAATCGTGGTATCGCTTGGATTGATACTGGTACATTTGAATCACTGTCTGAAGCATCAACTTTTGTTGGTTCAGTACAGAGAAGAACAGGCATGATGATTGCTTGTCCAGAAGAAATAGCGTATAATAATGCTTGGGTGACAGAACACGAAGTTCGTCGTGCTGCTGAGAAATATAGTAAATCGGATTATGGTAAATATCTTGGGCAAATCTTGAGGATGAGACAATGAGTGATGTGAAGCAAATGATCGAAGAATTGGTTGCCGCTGTCGGCACACCAAAGTATGCGTATAACTGTAAGGAATTTAATCCTGAGAAAGATACAGTATTTTATTCTGGTCCATACTGGGATGAGAAAGAAGTTATCGCTGGCGTAAGCGCATTCCTAACAGGTAAGTGGCTCGTATCTGGTGAGCAAGTCGCAAAGTTTCAGTGGGCATTCGGTCATAAGTTTAACGTAAAACATTGCCACATGGTGAACTCTGGTTCATCGGCTAACCTTACCATGGTTGCTGCTCTCAAGAAGCATTTAAAACTTGAAGATGGTGTAGAGATTCTTGTGTCACCAGTTGGATTTCCGACAACCATTGCTCCGATTGTTCAGAATAATATGACACCAGTGTTCGTTGATATTGAAATGAACACGCTTAACTTTGATCTTAACAAACTCGAAGAGAAGATTACAGATCGTACTGCTGCCATTTTCGTGTCACCAGTTCTCGGTAATCCGCCAGATATGGACCGTATCAAGGCAATCTGCGACAAGCATGATCTGCTTTTAATTGGTGATAACTGCGATTCCCTCGGCACTCGTTGGGATGGTAAACTTCTAACGGATTATTACTATGCGTGGACAACTTCTTTCTATCCTGCTCACCACATTTC